ATGTAATCCACTTCTTGCTAAATTAGCAGCGTCTCTTTGCCCTCTAACTGCTTCGCTATAAAGAGGATAAGCATCTCTCATTACAGCAGCACCTTCTCCAATAAAAGGAAGGGCACCTTCAGCTAATTCTACTCCCCTATTAAAGTAAGGTAAATAAGAACCTACTCCTACTGAGGTTAAATCTAAAGCTCTTTGCTCTAAAGGGTTAAATGGAGCAATTTGAGTTGTAAGTGCTTCAATTGGAGGGGGATTAGAAGAAACAGCATAGGCTTGATTAAATAAAAATTCTTGAAGAGCCCTTATATAAGGGTCAGCCATTTGATATGCAACCTCACCTTGAGGTATATAATCTGTTGCGAGAGGTAATCCCGTTGTAGATGTTTCATCAACCATTATGCATTCTCCAAACTATTCATTAACTCATACATTTTTCTTACACCTTCTGCTCTACTTCCATTACCTGCTCCTTTAACAGCTTTAGCTGTCATAACAAACTCACCATCTGATAATCTGGCTGGTATAGAATCACTTGTTCCTGTTCCTGGACCATTAGCTGCTCCACCGTTTATTAAATTAGCTACACCACCAGCGGCATAACCCATTCTAGGTGTATTAATTGGAACATTAGGTTGTGCGTAAGTAGGATATAATTGATTAGGATCAATTGTTTTAAATTTTCCACCTAATTGATTTTGTATATCCATTCTCGCTTGTGCGTTTCTTGCTTGTATATTTGTTTGTGCATTTCTAATTGGTAAATTAGTTGGCTGTTGTAATGCCTGTACTAACATCAACATTCTTATAGATTCTGGTTTTAATTTACCATCATCATCATAGACATCAGATTCTCTATCATTTAATTTTGCTATAAAATTAATAATATCTTCATCACTAATTTCTGTCATACCAGAATCATTTTTTATTTGTTCTTTATATGGATTGTTAATTATATCAGCGTAAGTGTTTGATGTTTGATCAAATTGACCAATACTTCCCATACCACTTGATAAACCAATATTAGGAATTTGTTCAAAACCACTACCAAGTAGCTCAGAACCTAAGTAATTTTTTAATTGCATATCTGTATATTGATCAGCTTGAGGGAAACCTAGTGCATCCATTAATTTACCTTGAGCATACATTCCTGCTACATTTGATAATGTATTTTGTAAATTTTCTGAATTTCCAGCTAAAGAAGTTATACCTTGTCCTATGTTTTGTAGACTAGGCATAGCTTGTGCTTGACCAGAGCCAGTTAATGCATCCATAATATTTCCTGCATTATAACCACCAATACCACCTGCTATTCCTCCTCCTAAAAGACCTAAAGTACCACCTGCTAATCCTCCTATACCTAATCTTGGAAATAATTTACTTCCTAATTTTCCTCCTAATTTTCCAAGCAATCCACCACCTAAAGTTGTTCCCGCTATTGTTCCTAGTGCTCTTCCGTAATTACCTTTTTGAAAATCTTTACGAAGACCACTTTTAGGGTCAGCTAATGTTGGAGCTAATAATAGACCTGAATGAACATAAGGACTTTTTAATGGGCTAAGTGCTTTTCCCATAAATCCGCTGAGACCAGAAAATTGACCAGCTTTTGATGCTGCTTTACTTGCCCCTGCTCTTCCACCAAAAGGTCCAAACACTTTTTTAGCATTACTCCATAAAGCTGGAAGCCCTCTTTTTGCAACATGAGGAACCACTGCTCTTGCTCCTATTAATGCTGGTAATCCTGCTGATGCTATGATTGCTGGTAAAGGCATTATGTTATCACCACTGTTACTGTTCCTAATGAACTAGTGGCACTTACCCCTGTCGGGTAAAACACCGGTTCATACAAATTTCTCCAAGCATTGCCATCGTACGCTTGATGTACTTCGATCGTTGTATTGAATATTAACCCACCTGGACTAAATTTTCTACTATTTCTTTCCGTTGTTGTGTAGGAAGGTACTACATTTAAGTCCAATTGAAAAAGGTTTTGTTCAATTGTTCTCACTAACCTATTCAAAGTATTGGCATCTACATCATCTTTATTAAATCGAGGAAGAGAAGAGAAAGCCTGTCTTATGTCATATCTTGGCATTATTGTCTCCCATCTGGTTTAACATCTAATCGTGTAGAACCTAATCGCCATCCTACACCTAATCTGTTTGCTGTATTTTGTGAACTATCATTGTGACTTGATACTTTTAAAGCAAATTGTCTACCACGCCCTCTAATATTCTTAACTTGTGTTTCTGAGTCAACTGCAACATTTGCATCGGTAACAAGATTTCCACCTGGTGCATCACGCATTCGTACAAGTAAATCAACAGTTTGTGCACCTGCTCCGTCTACTCCAATAAATTTAAAGTCTGGTATAACTCTACTAACAAAGGCAAATTGTTCACCATCTTGTAAGTCTATATCTCCAGATTGTACAAACACACCATCCATTGGAGAACCGTCATCATCATAACCAGTTTCATGAGCATACACATATCCAGTTGATGAACCTTTTGCAGCTCTTGGTTTTTGATAGATACCGTAATCAATCCAAGCTGTTCTTTCTAACTTACCTATAGACCATGTTTGTTGAACATAATTATATGTTACATATCTATCTATTTCAGCTGAACCAGCGGAAGGATAAAACCAACCTACTTCGTCAAATGTCTGATTTGAAAAACCAAATATTTTATATCGTTCATCGTAGTTAAGATCGCCAAACACATATTCTTTAACAGTGCAAGGTAACGCTTGAATAGAACCTGTATATACATAGAAGTTAGATTTATCCATCCAAAATGTTGCATCGGCACCACTAACAGCAGCATTAGGTCCTAAAATCGACGGACCCCTAGCGAGGAGAGAAGTGGTAAAGGGAAGGGGTCCGCCTACGAATCGCAATGAAAACAATGCGATGTCGGTCCATACTAATATTTCTTGTCTTGTTTGTAGACCACCAATAATTTCTGAGCCTAAGTTTAATTCTATTTGATCGGCAGTTGAGGTGCCGTCTGTTCTTATTTCCCAATCAACAGCACTATCTTGGTTAGATATTGCTATTATCATAGGGTCTATTGTTCCAGTTCTTGACGCTCCAGATATTGGATCAACACCAAGTGCTATAACATGTCCATCTCTTTCAGATACGATAACTTGATTGGCTTTAGTTGGTGCAAGGTTGGCACCTGCATCAGCCGTAATGTTGGTGGCACGGGAAGCCGTCCCTCCAGACTCATCCCATTTGTAAATAGCTCCACCCCGATAATTAATAATAAGGTCTTCACCGTAGTTATCCTGATTCCATAATCTAAATTCTGTAGGAGTACCATACCCCCAAGAGCCTGAGTTCCAACTACTAGCACCCCAACCACCTAATAAGGATTGCTGGTCTTCTCCAGTTGGAATTTCAAATTTAAATGTTAGAGAGCCTCCAGTATTGGAAGTCGAACCAGAAGCAGTCGTATCTACTGTTATATCAAAATTATCAGCATCTACAACAGCTACCGTATGATTTTTATTAATTTCTGCAATTGGAATACCATTAACTGGTGCTCCAAGGCCAGATATAGTAACAAAATCACCAGTTGCACAACCATGAGATGTGACAGTAAACCGCACAGAAGTTGTGCCATTTGTTGTCATAGGATTGTTTACAGTTTGTGTAGCTCTTAATGGTGTAATGTCATAATAAATACCATCGTTTAAAACATAAAATTTACGGTTAGTGCCTACACCTAAATATTGATTGCCGTCAAAATCAGACCATTCAAATAATGTTCGGCAACTACCTACAAAAGTATTATCAGAATACTTTTCCCAACCACCTATTTTTTGAGGAAGACCAGATTGGAAACGAACAAGATTACCATCAGTCCAGCCACCTTCGTCTGTATAATCTGTTGTTTCTTTATTTATTCCTGGTCTAAAATTAAATTTCGCTAACGGCATCTTGTAGTTCTTCCACTTTCTCTTCGAGGTCTTCGATTTTCCAGATAGCATCTTTCAATGCCTGAGTAAGTAAAGGAACCAGCTTAGAGTGATCTAATTGCTGCAAAATTGGTGCGTCTGTTACTGGATCAACAGCGTCCTTGTCACCGGTAACTGCATGAGGCACAACTTCTTGTACTTCATGAGCTATAAAACCTTCTTGTTTTGTAGGATTAATAATATCCTTAAACTCATATTGAAGGGGTCGAAGGTCGAGAACCCTTTCACATGCATCTTCTATATCACCAATTACATTTTTCTTTCGGTAATCAGAAGTTGTATTGTAGGAGGCGTTTGTGCCGTTGTTTGTAATAGTGCCTACAGTTGTTGCACCATTTAAAAATGTCATATGTGGTATACCAGTACCTTGATAAGATTTATACATAGCATCTGTATCTAAATAAGATGTAGCGTTAGTTGTGGCACCTGTTGTTGTTCTACCTGCGTAAAAAATATTACCTGTATTATCTATGCGTATTCTTTCAGCTGAACCACCAGTCACAAAAGCTAATTGATTTGATGTTGCCTGTATTTCGTTTCCGTTAATATTAACACTATCAACAGTTAAATTAGTAGCAGGTGTATTAGAACCAATATCAACACCATCTATAGTTCCAGCATCAATATCGGCTTGATCTAAATAAGCAACACCATCAATGTATAAGTTTCTAAATTCATGTGTTGCAGAACCTAAATCATGTGTGTTGTCGGCTGCTGGAATAACACCTTCTGTTAAAAGAGTGCCTATGCCATTTTTTATATTACCGTTTGTTGCTCCAAGACCATCAGAAAAAATCATAGCTGTTGTACCATTTGGTACTGTTACTGTTGTACCAGATGAGCCTTGTTTAAATACTAAATTAAAACCACCTGTTGTAGCATTTTTTACATACCAAGTTTTTTCTAAATCATTTGGACTTAGTGTTATTGTTCTATGTGCAGTTAAAGTGCCAGTAAAATTAATATATTTATTTCTTGCAACTGAGCTTGAACCGTCAGCAATAGCTAAAGTTGCGTTAGCATCTGCTAGTGCATGACTAATATAACCAGATATTGCCTGGTCAACCAATTCCATGTTTGTGTTTGTACTTGTGCCCCAAGTACCTGACTCCTCACCTGTACCTATTAATTTTATACCTAAATTACTAAATGTAGCCATTACGCAGCAATCCTTACCCAGTTTGGAGTTTGACTACTATCTACCTCTTGCCAAATAGCTATGTCGCCAATACTTCCTGTCATACTTAATCCAGTTGGGAAAATATCAGCTCCAAAGTTTATTTGGATAAATCCGATATCTCCTGTTGCACTTACTCCCGTTGGGAATACGCCAACACCAACGCCTACACTAACATTTCCTTCTGTAGTTGTCATTCCTAAATCGACACTACCTGCTACAGACACTGCCATACCCATGCCAGAGTGAGCACTACAATATATGTATAATGTTGAAGGTGTAGAATCTGTAATTGTTATGGTTGTAGAGCCTGTAGAACCAGGAGAACCAGAAATACTTACATTAGATGCATACTCCACCCCTCCACCATGTGTGCCATCTTGTGTTGTTGAAAATTTTAAAGGATGGCCACTATTTGAATTATTTGTTTGATCAAACACATAAGTAAACCCTACATGCAATGTAGTTGGCATTGATAATGCACCATCAATATAATATTTGTTTCCTGAACCAGCGTTGCTAGAAACTTTAACTGAGAAATTTTGATTTTGTCTTGGCTTAGCAATAACACCAGTTTTTGCAGTTTCATCACCAAGCACAGCATTTATTGCAACTCCACTTGGGAATACATTTGGAGCTAATAATACTGATTCATTACCTAATGCAGATGTAGCTGCAATACTGTTACCTGTAACGAATATAGTTTCATTACCAACAGCTTGTACAGAATAAGGTCCAATTGTTTGGAATGCAGCTTGGACACCAGTAACGCCAAATACACCGCCAAATTGAACAGCAGGACCTGTAAGATGTGTTTGTGCTTGAATGCCAGTAGGTAGTACAGTTACAAACTCACCAGCATGAACTGTTCCTAAAGTTGCTGTTAAAGAAAAACCAGTTACAGCAATAGTTTCGTTTTTTATAAACTCACCAGAGCCTGCGTATGTGTCTTCTGAATATGATGTGAATCCATATGACATTGTCTAAATTACTCCTAATATAGACAATTTACACTATTCTACTGTGTATTGTCCATTTTCGTCTTTTATTAATTTTTTGATTTGCTCTCCCAATGATTTAGAATCTACTTCTAACAAAGCATCAATAAAATGACCTGATTTACTTTCTACGGAAAAACTAACTTCAAATTCATGTAAATGATTTCTACCATGAATTTCGTCTAAATCTTTAAGTATTGACATTATCTATCAACTACACCTGATACAGGACAAGCAGGTATTACAATATCAGCAACATCTGCTTCAGATGTTGGTAAATCTCTTAACTCTTGTCTCCATGTAGTAACAGATGCTTGATCAGCAGAACTTAACGGAGAATCATTATTAATTGCCCAATCAGATTGTTGTAAAAGATAATCTCTCTCACCTCTTATTCTTCCTAACTGAGCTTCATCCCAATTATCAATTTCATATTGTGCTGATGCTTTTGCATCATCCCATTCTGCATCAGTAAAATCTCTTACAACTCTTTGTCCAAAAGTAGGTGAACTTTCGTCATTATCCCTAGTACTTATCTTAGGTCTAGTTGTAAAGACCGCGAAATCATCTTGTGTTGGTCTTGCCATATTTAATACTCCTTTTTAATTTTTTACATCAATTAATATATTTAATCAACTTTTAATCACTAATATCTGCATAGAACTCCATTGTTCCACCAGATAAACCCCAATAACTTGCTTCAATTTGATTTGCACTGCCTGTACCATCATTAGCACTACTAAATTCATGAGGTAAAAAATACAACCTTACACCTTGTGCTGGAGCTGTATTTGACTCATACCAAGTTGATCCACTTTGTTCTAAAACATTTCTTGATCTAGTTACATAAACTTGTCCTGTATTAGAATTAGAATTGTCTTGAGTAGTAGCTTCAAAAGTCATATCCCATTGATTTTTGTAATTTTGAATTACAAGTTCCCCATTAAAATTTGCTCTAAAACCATTCATTCTTGAATTATCAGTTCTAGTTACTTTATCAACACCTTGTCTAATTTGATTAGCAAAACCTGCATTTCCATTGTAAGCATAAAGATTTTGATTACTTCTAACAAAAACATAACCTACAGATGATCTTGGGTAATTAGTTGGATTTCCACCACTTCTACTATATGTGCCAGCATTACCAGAACTTGTTGTTGTGTAAGAATCATTCCAAGTTTGACCACCAGAGCTTGTGTATTGCCATGAATCTTGAGTTACATAATTATTATTACTGCTTAAAATAAGATTACTAGATGCATTTAAAGGTGCGGCAGAGGCAAATAATCTTATTTGACCTGAGAAAACTCCTGGATGATTAGCAGTAACTGACCATGTAAGATTTTTAAATTTAACTTTAAATCTAGTTATTTTGTATGCTTTAGTTGTATCACCATCATCTGTAAATTTTGATGTAGGCACTACAAAATCAAATTTTTGTGCAGCATTTGGTGGTAAAGTATTAGTATAATCAAGAGAAGAAATAAATTGTTCGCCACCACTAGCAGCAGTTGCCCAGCTTAATTCTCCACTACCATTTGTTGTAAGGTGCTGACCATTTGATCCGTCTGTTGCGGGCCAGGTGTAAGTTTTAGCTACGGCATTTGAAGGGACTTGTATTTTCGTACTAGCCATTTTTAACTCACAACGCCGTCTTTAAACCAAGCCCATAAAGTAGCACATCCATCTACCCAATTAGTACTGTTGCCGTCTTCATTTTGTATTTGGAAACCCATTGTATGACCTGCTGTTGAATTATGAAAAGGAACTTGCACAGTATCAGCTGATCCTACATGAGCATTTGATCCCCAAACTTGTTCGTAGAACGATGTTCCCCAAGTACCAGATGAGTTATAATTACTACTCATAGCTGATGATTTTATCCAAAATTGTGGAACAGCACTGTGATTAAACATATCAAAAGTTGCCATATATCCTAAACCAGACCAAGAATCATTGTTTGTAGTAAAAAGAGGAGGAGCATCACTATAACCATTTTGAACATTTCCATTGTTCATATTTAAAGCCAATCTACCTGCTGAAGTAAGTTGAAATGAATTTTTAGCAAGACTTGGATTGCTAGTTTGGTTCCCAGAAACATCAAAAAATGAATTAAAACCATTTACACCGCCTCTGTTACCGCCGGTATCATATATTGATGTAGTTGATCCATTTTGTTGCATAAATTTAATAACAGGTTGCGTAGTATGACCTGTTCCACCTAAACCTCTCATACCCCAAAACTGTATACGAAAAGCCATTACATCTGATGCTGTACTTGTCCAAGAAGTAGGAACTGTTAAAGTAAAGCTGTTAGCTGGTGTATCTGTAAGAGGAGAATATTTATCACAAAATCTAAATCCTTGATGAGTATTATCTGGACTTGTTAAAGGTGAAGCAGGTGGTGTAGCAAAAGTTGTTGCACCACTGGTTCCGCTTGTTTGTAATTCTTGATTAGCTGATCCGTCAGTATTTGGTAGTGTGTAAGTTTTACTTGATCCATCAGCACTAGGAAAACTATCATTTGCGTCTTTAAAACCAAGATTAGCACTACCATCAGTTTTCATTATTTGATTAGCTGATCCGTCAGTGCTAGGTAATTTAAAGGATACCGCACTATTTTGAGACTGAACATTTTTTACTACTATTTTACCCATTATGTTACTACTCCATTTTTAAATACTGCATAAAGCTCTATAAAACCATCCATCATAGTAGCACTACTTGTAGATGTAATCTGAAAACCACCAATATTTGCATTATCATACATAGCACCAGTTGATGTAAACATTTCCCTCATAATAAATTGTGTCATTTGTGTTGAATTTGGATTTTCTTTTTGATAACACGACCAAAAATGACCCATTGGACCTACCTTACCATTGTAAAAATCATATTGAGCGTTCAATCCTTCAGCACCACTTGGATTTTGTGTAGTGTTATTTGCGTTGTTGTTCGCAAAACTATAAGTGCTTGGGTAATATCTGTTCATATCGTAGTTATACATAGGTCTCACTTCCATACTATTAGAATAACTCATATTACCTGCACCGCTTGTTGTACTTGTGCCACCACCATGACTTCCTCTACGCCATTGATAACCAACATGAGCCTGATTGTTATCACTAAGAGTACTACCGCTTTGATTGGTAGCTCTTATTTTTAAAGAATTTGTAGAATACGAACTTAAAGGCCATCTTATTCCTTTTATTATAATTCTATAAGCCATTACATTTTCTAAATTACTTGTATAAGCAGTAGGCATAATAAGAGTTGCAGTGCCAGCACCACCTGAGGTTGCTACTTCAAATCTATCACACAATCTCCAACCTTCTTCACTTCCGTCTGGCGTTGTAAAGGGAGCCGCTGCTGATCTTAATGTTAAATTACCTGAACCATCAGTTTGAAATGATTTACCTGTTGTAATTGAATTTGGAAAATTCATTTTAACATTATTGCCTTGTTTAGGTGGAGGATTGGCTGTTTTCCAAGCTAATGTTCCAGATGTATCTGTTGAATAAGCGTGTTGATTGTTAGTTCCATCAGCAGTAAACCATGTCAATGCTGGAGCTGAACCTCCTGTTGAATGCTGTAATTGATTTACGACAACTTTACTCATTATATTACTCCATCTTTAAATACTGCATAAACTTGCCAAACACCTTGTACAAAATTATTACCATTAGTAGATAGTTTCCACCCCATTGGATGATTAGTCACAGTCTGTCTTTCCTCATTTCTAGGAAAACCATAACTATTTGAAAATGTTGTAGGATCGGCAAGATTTGTTAAATTAAAACCGTAATCATTATTTACCATTCTATAACCTGCCCATCCATGCCATTGAGGTTTAGACACTCTATTATATACCCAAAATTCAGCATATGTGCCTTCATTTCTCCAATAATTACTACCACCATTATTAGTTCTCCAATCCTGATTATAATTAGACCAATTTTGATATTTTACACCTATCATCATCTGACCTGCTGTTGAACTCTGATTAAAGTAACCGCCCTGAGCACCAATACCAGTTTGATAACTAGCACCAGATTCTACTACACCTACTCTTACACTACCGTTAGTAGATTGGTTTATTACATTTCCTGCTTGATCAGTAGCACTAAAAAAATACTCTGCTTGGCCACCAGTTCTAACGCCGTGCATATCAATCTTCCACCCAATTATATCGCTTGGTGTAGTTGTGTATTCAGTAGGACAAGTTATTGTATGAGAACTAAAACTACCGGCAGCAAATTCATCACCAGAATTTCCTATTAATACCATTCCATCATTAGTTCCTCGAGCCATAGGATTTTGTCCAGCAGGTGCTGCATAACTTAACTGTGCATTACCATCTGTTTTTATAATTTGTCCTGAACTACCACTATTAGCTGGCATTGTATAAGTTTTAGAACTTCCGTCTGCACTTTTAATTTGAGTATTACCACCTGTCCATCCTAATGCACCTGATCCATCTGTTTTTACAAAATCACCAGCAGCGGGTGCAGTAGTCGGTAAAGTAAATACTTGACCTCCATTGTATTGAACTTGATTTACTACTAATTTTGACATTTTATACTCCTACGCTGAATTTAAAGTTAAACTGCC